GCCACTAGACCGTGCCTCGCGTGCCGGCGCCGCTGTTCTGGAACTCGGACGAGAACCCGATGGCGTCGCCGACATCCGAGGTCACCTCGTACGAGGTCAGGATGGCCGAGCCGCTGTAGTACGGGCGACCCGCAACGCTGCCAGCCGGGAACACCTTCCACGGGCGGGCGGTCCCTCCGAGCAAGCCGGACAGGTAGCCGTCCACTGTCGCGTCCCACTTGCCTTCGATGCTGATGGTGCGGTCCCGGAGGCCGGTCACGTACACCTTGTCATCGTCGCCGAGGGTTGATACCTCAGCCGTTTCCACCGAAACCGGAAGGCCAACGCTGGTCGCGTAGGTCGTCAGGTTTCGCTCGGTGCTGCCGCTGTCGGTGATATACACCTCGGCGTCCTTGCCGTGAAAGAATGTCGGCATCTGCTGCTCCTATTAGTTGTTGCGGCCGAAACCGACCACGAATGTTGCCGTGCCAGCGGTCGCCGTATAGACGAGCCGCGTGTAGCGGTTGACCGTTCCGGTTACTGCGCCGCGCTGTCCACCTGCGGCGGTCAGTGCCGTGAACGTGAGCAGGTCGGCGTAGGTGACGTTGTCCGCCGAGTGCTGCACCTTGATCGCCACGGTGCCGCTTGCGGCTGTGGCGTGTGCGTAGCCGTACCCACCTGTCGCGCTTGACGCTGCGTTGTCCACGACCGATGCGGTCCCGGACGCGGTGCGCTGCGCGAGGGCGTGCTGCGAGATGACGCGCTCGCTGCCGACGCTGGACTGACCTTCGACGCTGACCATCACCACGTCGCCGATGTCAGCGGTGCGCTCGGCGCTGGTGATGTCCAGCGAGTAGCCGCGCCCTGCTGATCCTGCGGCGTCGCCTGCCGGGTAGATGCTCCAGACCGACTGGGTGCCGCTGCCGGTGATGCTGTTGATGTTCCCGTCGAAGGTGCTGTCGAACAAGCCCTCGGCAGAGATTGTGGCGTCGGTCAGGCCGACGATGTAGGCCTTGTCGTCGTCTGCGAATGTGGTGCTCTCGGCTGTCTCAACGGCTGCCGAGTTCGACAGGCTCCGCAGGTAGCCGGTCAGGTCGTTGCCGTCCTGATAGACGACGGCATCTCGCCCATGAATGAATGTGGGGGACATCAGGTCTTTCCTTTCGCGGGCGGCTTAGGTGATGCCTCGGGGTTGCCTGCTGGTTCGATCATACCTTGTCTGGTGAGCCACTTGATGCTGCCGTCGGGAAGGTCGCTCACGACCTGCCCGGCTTCTGCTCGCTTGCTCGGCGGGTAATCTACGCCCACGAGCACGCGGTATGTGGTGCTCATGCGCGTACCTCCAACTCGTATCGGCCACCGGCCTGCCGGTAGGTGACCCCGTTAGCGACTTCTGACAGGTCAGGCAACTGCCCGACGCGGCGGCAAGCCATTGCGGTGCCGCCGCCGACGACGAGGGCGAACTCGTCTAGCAGGGCGTCGCACCGCTCGTAGATTCTTGTGGCTCGCAGGTGGCTGCTCCCCGTGTCCCACCCCTTCACGAGCCACCGCTCCTGCACTGTTGCGCGTGCGCGGAACACGCGGGAATCCTGCCCGTCGGCAAGTTGGATGGTGACGAACGGGGTGACCGCAGACTGCGGTGCGACACCGTAATACACGCCGGTGCTGCCGAGCGCGGTCAGCGTAGCGTCACCGGCGAGCCGTGAGTAGATGGCCGACCCGGATGCCGCGCTCATGCGATTGTCCGAAGGGCGGTCAGCAGGCTCGGCCATGTCTGGCGCAGCGCCGGGTCAAGGTAGGGCTGCGCGTTCATCTTGTAGGTGCCGGCCTCGACATAGATGGCGTACTCGGCGGCAGCGTTTACGCGCCACGACAGCGGCCCCACCTGCTCCGCGGCAATGCTGTTCATCAGGGTGCCGCCGTCTATCTCCGCAACCGGGGCTAGCACTTTCGCTGCGGCCTCGGTGTCGTAGGCAGTCTTGGCAAGCGCAGCCCCGACCTTCGCGCTAGCGCCTGCGGCGATCAAGGGCAGCCTGTTGTACCTGATAGGCATCAGGACACCTCCACACATTCGACGCGCACGCACGCCTCGTAGGACCGGGGAGTGCTGGAGCGCAGCACCTCAAAGGTCTGCCCGAGGTACACGATGCGGTCGGTGTCCAGCACCGACGTGCCAGCCGGGAGGGTGATGACCCACGGGGAGTCGTTGGTGACCTCACCGCCTGCGATGCGATCCTCGCCGCGACCGTCTGGCGACACACGCGCCGACACGGTGCCGACGTTGGCCCACGCATCGGTGACGCCGCCCATGCCGTCTGCGGTCGTGGTGGAGCGCGACAGGTACACGGTGCCGGGCAGCGACGCGGTAAGCGTTGCGGCCATCGTTGCAATCTCTGTGGCGGTGATCATCGGTCGGTCAGCAGGCGCTTGGTCTTGACGCGGGAACGCTTGCGAAGCAGCCGGGCTTGGTCGCGCAGCCCTTGCGCCTTCTGCGACCGGCTGAAGGATTGCCCGTCGGTCTGAAAGTCAAACGACCGGGACTCGGACGCGGCCCATTCCTCTAGCAGTTCGGCGGCGGCGGCGTTGGTGTCGTACGAGCGCCCGGTGAGGTACAGGACCGTCCCTGCTTGGTCGGTCGTAAACGTGAAGTCGCCGCGCTGGAGGTCAGCGGCATACGTCGCCGTCCCCCGGTCGTCGCCGACGGAATCCTCTACGACGAGGGCGGTGCCGCTTTCCAGATTGCCGTACTGCGAACGGTGCAGGACGTAGGTGACCGACCCGCCGCCGATGTAGGTGGCCTCGCTGTAGAGATGGTGTCGCACCACATCCACGCGGTGCCGATCCAGCACCTGCTCTATCTGGTCGCTGTCCCAATAGTTCGCGGTGCCGAGCGCGTACTCGGCGGTGCCTGCGAATGTCAGCGAGCGTACCCGCTGGATGTTGTCGGCCATTCCTGCGCGGCTCATTGTGCGTAGGCCTCCTCGGGGGAAAGTTGCTCGGCAGCGGTCGCGGTGATGATTGCTCGTATGGTGTTCTCTGGTCGCCATCCTAGCGACCGGGCGAGCGACGCATCCGGCAACTTGGTGCCTGCTGCTGCTTCCTCGTACCGTGCCCCCCAGATGCGCTTACCGGATGTGTGGATGATCTGCGACTCGGACCCGGTCACCTCCACGACCTTGCGGGCAAGGGCGCCGATGGTCGTGCGGTTGTCAGGGTTCCCCACGTTGTACGGCTGGCCGCGCCACTCGTCTAGGTCTGGCGGCAGGTAGTCGGTCACGAACCGGCAGGCATCCCACACCCCGGTAAACGCCCGCTCTTGCTCGCCGCCCTCAAACACCGTCAGGCTATCCCCGGCGAGGGCTTGCGCCACCATGCGGGGGATGACAAAGCCCTTGGCGCTGGCCTCGCGTGGCCCCGCCAGATTCCACGGCCTGACCTGCACGGCCTGTAGGCCACGGGCGACGGACGCGCCGACGACCTGCTCGGCCGCGACCTTGCCCGCCTGATACTCCAGCCGTGCGCTGTAGCGGTTCGGCACCACGAACGGGTCGGACTCGCAAGCCACGCCGGTGATGCCGTACACCTCGGACGTGGAAACATTGACGAGCGGCACGTCGGCCACCACACACGCATCGACGACGGTCTGGGTGGCGGCGACGATCTGCCCGGCGATGGTGCCCTGCGCTGACAGGATGCCAGCAGCCCCGACCGGGGACGCTGCGTGTACCACGAGGTCCACCGACGCGACGTGCTTAGGCGTCAAGGCTCGGGCGTCGCCAATCATCATGCTGTCAATCGTGGGGTGGGTGACGCTGACCACGTTGGCGGTCAGGTTGTCCATGCCGCAGACGTACCAGCCGAGTTCTGAGTATCGGTCGGCAAGGTGCGAGCCAAAGAATCCGAGCGCCCCGGTGATCAGCACGCGCTGGCTCATGCGACACCTGCGTGCTCTGCCCATACCGACGACGTGCTAAGTGCCGACTCAAACTCCATGCGGTCGGTCATCGCACGGCTGGCAACGTCGGACCTGCCGACGACGCCTTCTAGGTGGGTCAGGTGGTAGCCCTCGCGGTACGCGACGATCAGGCCGGTGGCCCGTGCCCGCGCTGCGAGGTAGTCGTCGGCGAAGTAGTGGATGTCTAGGCTTGGGCCAATCTCGCGCCATGCGTAGGCTGACACGAACGGAAACTGTGACGAGCAGACGGGCGCCCAATCCGCGCAGCCTGTCAGCAGCCAGCCGCCGCCCATCGAACCTGTGGACAGCACGCCACCGCCGACGAGGGTAAGCAGCGGCGCCGGGTAGTACGACTCGTCGGCGGCAAGCACTGCGGCCTCTAGCCATCCGGGGTGCGGCAGCACGTCGTCGGCGGCGAGCATGATGTATTCGCCGTCGGACGCCTCTGCGCCGTCGTTCCACGCCTGCCCGATGCACGGGCGGTCCTTCACGATGATGATCTGGAGCGCACCTGCGGGGACCGTGGCGCGGAACGCTGCGACGGTCTGCTCGCACAGCGCCTCCCTGCCCTTGATCGTCGGGACGACGACGGACACGGTCACAAGGTCACCTCTACCGGGGGCAGCGTTGCCGGTGCCTTCAGCCTGTCGGCCATCGCCGCGAGTGCCGGTGCCCAATACGTCGCGGTCACCTCGTCGGCGTCGTAGCGCATGGCGAACGCCCGCGCCTGCTCGCGCAGTGCGTTGTCGCCTCGCGCCTTGTACGCCGACTCGTAGGCGTCCAGCACCCCGGCAACGGAGGGCATGTATTGGTACGCGCCCATCGGGGTAAGCATCCGCTCGGCGTCGGTGACAGTCCAGCCTGCGCCTAGCAGTTCGGGCATCGCGGTCCAGCCGCCGATGATGACCGGCGTGCCGCAGGCTTGCGCCTCAATAATCGGGACGCCAAAGCCCTCGCCCATCGTCGGGGACGACAGGACATCCAGCGCGGAATACAGGGACGCCATGACGCGGTCGCTGTACCCCATCACGTTGCGGTACTGATCGCACACCCGCACCGCATCCTCGGGGATACCGACGGCCCGCATGGTGGCGCTCACATCTATGCCGTCCATCTCGGGACCGAGGTGTGTGTGGACGTACAGCAGGGCGTCGGGGTGACGCTCGTGGAATCTGGCGAACGCCTCAAACTGTGTCGGCAGCGCCTTGCGGGAGGGCAGCCCCTTGTTCGCCGCAACGATCCCGATGATGAACGCGCCTGCTGGCAACCCGAGCCGCTTGCGAGCCTCGGCCTGCGGGGTCGGCGTGTATACGTCTGTCTCAATCCCGTGCGGGACGTACACCGGGGACAGGCCAGCGGCGGTTGAGGCGTCGGTGCCGTGGTGCGAGTAGGTCAGCGGTTGCCATGCGTGCTTCACCGCATCGGCGACGCGCTGCGGGATGGGGTCGTGGTCCACCGGGTACCACGGCGCCCACTTCGCGCCGCTGCCTTCGATCTTGGTGTGGTCAATCACCCACGCATCCACCAGCGTGATCACCACGTCGGCCTTGTGGTCTGTCGCGTGCGGTGCGATTACGTCCATGCCGTAGGGGTGGAAGGCTCGCGGGTACACGGTCATGCCGTCCCACTGGATGCTGGCGCCCTCTAGCCCGTAGAAGGCAGAGATGGCGACATCGTGCCCGAGGTCGCGGATGCGGGGAGCGAACACCCGCGTCTGCACTCCGTAGCCGGTCGCCGTCCACGGTGCGTTGCTATGCCACAGGATTCTCAACGTGCCCCCACGTTTCGACCCCCGAGGATTAGGGGGCGGCTGGAGAAGGGCGCGGGGGCACGCCGGTTCGCACGTCTGCTATCTCCTGCCGCCATGAATGCCGAGCCGGGGCTACCCGCAAGCCTACGTCGGATGCCCCAGCCCGGCAGCACTGCTACCGCCTGCCCTGACAGTACGACAGCACCACCATGCCGCGAGTGGTGCTACCGCCTGCGACCGTGTCGTAAGACACCGACAGGCACTCACCTTCCTCCAGCGTGTCGTAGGTGTCCGAAAGCGTGAACGCCTTCGGGACAAGGTCAACCCAGTGGTCGGCAGTTCCGCCGAGCACCGCTCCAACCGTGCCCTGTACGACCGTGCCAGCCGTGCTGCGCTTGTGCAACTGAAGCGTGAAGGTGGCCGTGCCGGAAGTCGTCGCGTGGTTGACGGCGTATGCGTCCACCAGCGTCACGGCACCGCCGAACGACGGCACCTTGTAGACGATTACGTCGTCAGCAGCAGCCGGGACGGGGATCGTAAACGTGCTGATCTCGTTAGCCATGTAGTCCTCCCCTAGACGGTCGGGATGGATGCGTCGGAGATGATCTTCACGCCAAACTTCGGACGCCAGACACCGTGAGCGTACACCGCTGACAGGTTCAGTTCCTCGGCGCGGCGGCTCGCGTCACGCTGACGCTCCACACGCGGGGCGCGTCGCACGTCAAGGGCGAGGGCCATCGGGGAGAACACTCCGCCGATTGCGTCGTCGCTGCCGTCAATGGCAATGTTGGACGACTCAAAGATGGAGCAGCCAGCGGCCTGCGAGAAGTACCGTGCGGTCATCACCGCGTCGCCGAAGGTCGGCGTGTTGCCCATCGTGCCAGCAAGCGCAACCTCGGATGCGAGGTCGTGAATCTGGTACGGGTGCAGCACGGCGTAGTACGGTGCCGGAGCCTTCTGTGCCCGCAACTGGGCGACGGCTGCGAAGAACCGGCCCCACGTCATCACGGACCCGGCGACGCCAACGGTGCCACCAGTGAACGAGGTGAAGTTGCCGATGATGTCGGTCTCAATCTTGGTCGCCATAGCGAAGCCAAGTTCCTGCGCTGCGGCGTTCATCACGCCGAACGGGTCCGACTCCATGCGCTGATCGGTGATGAGGTACTGCGCTCCAACCTCGGACGGGGTGAGCGTCGAAAGGACGGTCGGGGCGAATGACTGCGACGCGAGGTCGTCAGAATCCACGAGGGCCGAGATGGTAGTGGCGCTGTAAACGCTGGACACGCGGGGGGCAATGCCCTGCCCGGTGTAGTTCGTGACGAGGGACGACATGAGGTCGTTCTCGCGGGCCACGAACATCGCGTCCTCGTACACCTTCTGGATGTAGTCTGTGGGGGACTGAATGTCCGAGACTTGCGTGAATGCCATTAGGCACCTTTCCTGTTAGTTGCGGTCAATAGCACCGCCGCCGAGCCGAGCACCAACCTCGGTGTCAAAGATTCCGCCACCGCTACCGAATAGGCGCGAGCGTCGCTGGTCGTCAGTCTCACCAAGCGGCTCTGTACGCGCCGGGTTCGCCGGACTCGTGGCAGGGGGTTGAGTGCGAAGGTAGGGCTTGGCTTTGAGCAGTGCGCGTAGTGCAGTGTCAAGCCGTTCGGGGTCAGGTCGCCCGGAGTCGTCGAAGTCAAGGTCGCCGATGTTGAGCAGCGCGACGGCTGCCTCTGCGTCCACGATCCCCAGCGCATTGCTACGCACGGCGATGGCGCCTTCCAGCGCGAGCCGTCGGGTGATCTGGTCGCGTTCCGCGAGTTGCTTTTCGAGTTCATCATTGCGCCGGGTGATCCGCTCTGACTCTGACAGGTCTGCCGTTTCGCGCTCCGCGTTGGCCGCTTCCAGTTTCCTCAACTGTGTGCGGTACTTCGCGGCTTCGCTCCGGGCATCCTTCAGTGCCTTGTCGCTGACCTGTGGTGCTGCGTCCCCGGCGTCCAGCGCCTGCGGGTCAGGCTCCCGGCCTGATGTGTCTGTGCCCATCTCGGGCGCATCGGTGGCGATAGGGTCCTGCCCCGCGCCGTCCGTATCTGGATCCATGCTAGCACCGCTCCCCTGTGTTGTGGTTGCGGTGCGATGCTACTACCTGCGCCCGCGTCGTGGGGCGCTAGGTGCGCCCTGCTGCCCGACGCTGCGCCAGCCGGACCTTGTGCGCTGCCAGCAGGCGCTCCCGCCACGCGGCGGGCACGTCCTCAATCCCGTCAGCCGCAGCCAGCGACTTAGCCCACGTTACGCGCTCCGCAATCGGCACTTGGTCTACCACCAACCCTGCGGCGCGGCTTATGTCGCGTCTGTCCATCACCCGAGTATAGCCTCGTGAGCAAGGTCGCCACGAAAGATGCGGCGCCGGACGTACAGGCTGGCGCGGTTTAGAACCACTACATACGAGTCACCTGTAATGATGAAAGCGTCGTACCCCTGTTGAGCAGCCCACACTCCAAAGTCCTCCCTGTCGCCAAACCATGTGGCCTTGTTAGTAAGGGAAACAAGCCCGCTCCTGCCGCTATCTTTCAGCACCTGATCCTCAAGTTCACCGAGTGCAATGTTCTGGTCCTCGCCCCACTTTCGGTATGCGTCCTGCACGCCGGGGCCGTCCCATTCTACGGTCCGGGCTGATGGCTTCAGGGCCATCTCAATGAGGTAACCGTCGCTTCCCTCGGCGTAAACGGACGCAGTGTCTAGCGCGGTTCGTACGTTTTCTGCACGGGGAGTGTTGCTGATTGTCGTGGTGCCCCGCCTTTGGAAGTGCCCCTCGGACGCGGTATAGGTGCCGTGGCCGTACATCCCCCGCCCAATAAAGAACTCCCCCGACTGGAACGACTCCTGAAACGCTTTCGGACCTCCTACCCCTCGGAACATGCGGTCAACTTCTCCACGCGCTACTAGCGCGGCCCATGCGTCCTCGTCAAGCAGTTCTGGTTTGCCGTCTAGCCCCAGTGCTTTCGTGAGGTACTTCAGCGTCTGGGGTTCCGAGGTTTCTGATGGAGTCGTTTCGAGCATCCGCGCCAGCCCGTCTTTGGTAGAAAGGTCCGGCACTCGCGGTGCGGCTTCCGCTACTTGGACGACGGCAGGCTGCGGCCTACCCCCTGCCCGTCGTGCGGCGGCGTTGCGCCGGGCTGCTGCAAGGCTGGCCTCACTTGTGCCCGGCCCCCACACCGGGGAGTCCTTGCGGGCTACGAGGTCCGGGAGGGTAATCCCGTTAGACCGCAGCGCGGCAAGTTTGCCCGGCCCGAGGGTGGCACGCTGCTCGTCCACCGGCAGCCTGCGGAAGATGTCCGGCCCCTTCTCAATCTTCACCGACTCCGGCGTGTCGCCGAACCCAAGTTCGCGCCACGACTTCGTCGCCGGGGCCATGCTGCACCGGCAGCGCGGGTGCGTCGCCATCACCTCGGTCAGCGGGTGCAGGCTCCCGTGCTGCGCGAAGCACGAGGCACAGGTGCGCTTGCCGAGCGCAGATACCCACGTCCACCCATCCAGCACTGATGCGTTGCGGGTGAAGGTCGCACGGCTGGCCTCGCGGTATGCCCGCAGCGTTTCGGTCCGGGCGATGGTAAGGGCGCGGGTCAGGTTGCCGCCGAGGGCGTCGCGCATCCCGTTAGCGATCACACGCGGATTCTTGCCGAGGGCCAGCCCCTGCACCAGCGCCTGCGTCACGGCCTGTGCTGCGTCCGGCCCGAGTTGCGCGAGCAGCCGTCCCACGGCTGCGTCCTGCTGGAGCGCCCCGGTCAGTTTCTCAATCGCTCCGGTGGCGAGCGACACTTCCTCGGCGACGACCGCGACGAACGGGCTGGACGCCGCAGCAGTGGGAGCGCCACCCACACGCACCGGGTCCATCGCCGGGCTGATGGCGATGCCGTCCGGGAGCGCGGTCGCCAGCAGCGCCTCGGCGTGTGTGCCGCCAAGTGCCGACGCGGTGTTGATGGAGCCGCCGAGGATGATGTCGGCCCGCTCCCCAAACTTCGTGATCTGCTCCAGCACCTGCGCCTGTAGCACCGCGAGCCTGCCCTGCTGGTACAGCCACGCCGGGGACACGTCCAGCCCGGCAGCGCGGGCGGTGGCAATCCGGCGCTGCATGTTGCCAATCTCGCTCTGGATTGCCGAGTACGCGGTGGAATACGAGCGCACCATTGCCGACGCTGCACGGCGCTCGTTGGTCAGCAGTTCGGCGCTGAACGCTTGCGTCTGCTCGTACAGGTTCACGCCGCGATCCTACACCAGCCCGGAGAACGACTACGACCCGCACATGGCGGGCCGCGTCTGCTGCGTGTGTGGTTGGCGGGCTAGGCTCGGCGCATCGCTGCCGTGTGCGCCTTGCGGATCAGGTCTGTGTCGCGCCCTAGCACGGTGCAGGCAAAGCCGCATTCGCACCGGACCTCGTACAGCCCCATCCGCTGCGGGGGCTGTGGCCCCCGCTCGCTGACGATGTGATCGCTGGTCGGCAGCCCGCCGTCGGTGGCGTATGCGCGGGCTACGCATTTCGCGTAGGCGACGACGTGCGGCGCGTTGGGGTCGGCGGTCGCCTTCTGG